AAGCTGGAACTGATGTCGACCGGCATTCCCGGCCCGCAGTTCCTGCCGGTGTCGAACGAGCTGCAGCGCGGCATGGCGCGCGCCATCGGCATCAGCCAGGCCAGCTATACGATGAACTATGAGGGCGCGACCTATTCATCGACGCGGATGGAAGGGGCGTCGCTTCACCCGGTGGTTACACGCCGCCGCGAAAGGATAGCCGCACCGCTCTGCCAGCTCGGTTACGAGCACATGGTCGATGAGATGATCGGGACCGGCAGGTTGCCGTTCAAAGGGGGCTACGAGGCGTTTGCAGCCAATCGCGACAAGGTGTTGTGGGCGACATGGCAAGGTCCGGCCAAGGCCACGGCGGATGACCAGAAGAGCGCCAAGGCCGCCAGTGAGCGGCTGCTCAACGGGACATCAACGCCGGATATGGAATGCGCCGAGATCGGCGTGGACGCCGAAGAGGTGTTCGAGCGCCGCCTGTATTGGCACAAGCGCTACACCGAGGAAGGCATGCCATCGCCGTTCGTGCGCAATCCCGGCGCAGGCGCAGAGAAGGATGACGTGATCCCGGCCGACAAGGCGAAGACGAAGGAAGACGCCTGATGGCCAACATGGTGACGATCGACGGCAACTCCGTCGATGCCGAGGATCCATGCGCGCTTTACCAGGCGCTCTATGCGGTCAAGCTGAAACTCCTGGCCGGTGACCGTGTCGAGGAAATTGAAATCCGTTCGCCGGTGAACCAGCGGCGGCTTCGCGTTGCGGCCAGCAACATCGCGGCGTTGGATGACGAACTCATGCGGCTTGCTTCAGCATGTTCGGCGAAGAACGGCCGCCGCGTTCGTTACGCCAAGCGCATCCGGTTTGTCGGTTGCTAGGAACCTGATCATGTACGACCGCATCTGCGCTCATCTGTTTGAGCAGCCATTGCTCTATCATCCGCGCAAGGCCGAGACGTTCGTTCAGGTTTTTGGGCCTCGGCTGACAGGACATGCCGTCACGATCGTCAACGGCGAGGGTGGGGTCGACCATGTCGCGTTTGCGGCGGGCCGTCCATCAGCGGGCGTCATTGGCGACCGCCTCGGCCAGGCTTACGACAAGGCCGGCGTTTCGCCGCTCTATGTCGTCGACGGGGTGGCGATCATCCCGATCGAAGGAACGCTGGTGCAAAAAGGCGGCTGGATCGGCTCCTATTCCGGCGAGACTTCGTATCAGGGCTTGCAGGTGCAGATTGCCCGGGCAGCTCGTCGCGATGACGTGAAGGGTGTCGTCTTCGAGGTGGACAGCTACGGTGGACAGGTCAACGGCGGTTTTGAAACGGCCGCAGCAATCCGCCAGCTTTCCAAGGAAAAGCCCACGATCGCGATCCTGACCGATTACGCCTACTCGGCTGGCTATCTCCTCGCCAGCCAGGCGCGCCAGGTGGTGATGCCCGAGTTTGGCGGCACCGGCTCCATCGGCGTCGTGATGATGCATGCCGATTTCAGCGGCGCACTTGAACAGGAAGGTATCAAGGTCACTCTGATCCATGCCGGCAAGCACAAGGTTGACGGGAACAGGTTCCTGCCGTTGCCCGCTGAGTTGCAGGAGCGGTGGCAGGCCGATGTCGAGGCAATGCGGGACCGCTTTGCCGCAGAAGTCGCGGCGGGCCGAAAAGGCAGGCTGACGAAGGCTGGAGCTCTCAAGACCGAGGCCGACGCTTTCGGGGCGTCGGATGCCGAACGGTTTGGCCTGGTCGACGCCATAGGCGACGGAAACGAGGCGTTTGCGACCTTCGTGAAGGAAGTCAACCGGAGACACTGACCATGGCCAAGAGCCTATTGGCCGCCGTCCACGATGCTGTCGTGGGCGCGGCTTCCGAACGTCCCGAACAGGACGAAACCCGCGCCGCGGCGCAATCTCCAACCAAAGAGGAAATGGCAATGTCCAACAGTGACAAGCCAGCCGGCGGCGACAAACCTGATGCCGGCATACCGCAGGCAGACCACGACGCTGCTGTGAAGGCAGCGCGCGTCGAAGGCGAAGCGACTGGTTCCAAGGCGGCAACCGATCGCCTTGTTGCAGCGCTCGGCGCCGAAGGCGTCAAGGGGGATGCCGCCCGCATGTCGGCCGCGCTCGAACTGGCGCAGAAGTCCCCCGGCATGTCCGGCGAGGAGATTGCCGCGTTCGTGAGCGCAAACGTCGCGGCTTCCGGCAAGCAGGAGCCGGCTGCCGACTACGAGCGCCAGAGGCTCGCTGGCATTGCCAAGCCCGGGGCAGTCCAGCCCGGTGGCGGCAAAAAGGCGACCATCAACACCAGCGGCATCTACGCCGCTCGTCGCAAGCAGCTTCAGGAGGGCTGATCGATGCTCGATATCAAGACTGAAGGCCCGCGCAACCTGTCTTTCGTGCTGTCGGAAGGCAACGGCCACATCTCGCGCGACGTCGTGACAATCCTTTCCGGCTCCGGGAAGCTCGAACCTGGCACTCTCATCGGCATGGTCACCGCTTTAAAGAAGTATGTCGTGTCGCCGAATGCCGAGGTTGTCGGCAAGGAAGGCGCGGAGACGGCCAAGGCCGTTCTCGCCTATGGCGTCGATGCCACCAGCGCCGATGTCGAGGCCGTCGTGATCGCTCGGCATGCGGAAGTGAAGAAGCCGATGCTCATCGTCGACGCTTCCGTCAACGACGCGACGAAGCTCGCGGCCAAATACACCCAGCTCGCTGCGGCGGGCATCATCGCCCGCTAAGGAGGGATCACAATGCCTGGAATGGTAGACATCTGGGATGGTGAAGGCTTCACCATCCACTCGCTGACGGCGGCGATCAACAACGAGCCGTACAGGCCGGGGCAGATTTCGGCGTCTGGTCTCTTCGAGGAAGAAGGGGTGGACACCACCCGTATATCGATCGAGGAGCGCAACGGAAAGCTCTCGCTAATTGAGCCGAGCAAGCGCGGCGGACCTGGCGAGACAGCCGGTGACGACGATCGCAGCCTGATCCCCTTCGACATCGATCACTTCCAGCGCGACGATTCCGTGCTGGCGGACGAAGTCCAGAACGCGAGGGCCTTTGGCACGGAAGATCAGCTGGAGACGATCCAGAACCGTGTCGAGCGGAAAGGCATGAAGCATGCCCGAGACCTCACGATGACGCTCGAGCATCTTCGCGTCGGTGCGATCAAGGGTATTGTCACTTCTAAGAGCGGCAAGACGCTGATTGATCTCTACAGCCGGTTCGGCATCGCCGTTCCTTCTGCCGTGTCGCTGGAACTCGATGTCGAGACAACGAAGGTCGGTTCTCTGTGGCAGGATGTGATCTATTCCATCGAGGACGATCTCGACGAGCCGTACAGCGGAATTCACAACTACACTGGTCGCGATTTCCACAAGGCTCTGTGGACGCATAAGTCCGTGACGGAAACGTTCATGTACAACAGCGGTGCTGTGGTTCTGAGGCAGGACGTGCCGGACGTATTCCAGTTCGGCGGCGCCACCTGGGAGCGATACAAGACCGGAGCGAAGGCGACGGCCAACCTCGGTGCTCCATACATCGCAGCGAATGAGGCTCGCGTGACGATCAAAGGCGTTCCGGACCTGTTCATCACCCGTTTTGCGCCGGCTGACTACGAGGAGGCCATCAATACGATCGGCTTGCCCTTCTACATGAAGCAGGAAAAGAAGCGGTTCGGAAAAGGGCGGGATATCGAAGTTCAGATGAACGTGATCAACCTTTGCACCAAGCCGAAGGTTCTTCGCAAGCTGACGCTGACCTGATCGGCGTCCTTCCTTCTGCGGCGGGCTTCAATCCGGCCCGCCGCTTTCCATTTCCCCATTCGAGAGGTTCATCGCCATGAGCAAGTCCGAAACGATGTGGGTTGCCTTCCCGAACGGGGGCATCCTGCCGAAAGACGTCACGAAGTCAGAAGAGCGGAAGGTCGGGCCACACGAGGCCGTGCGCGTGCCGCGCGCCTATGGCAAGCATCTGGTCGATGACCGTTTCGCCTACGAGACCGAAGAGCCGAAGAAGGCAAAAGACGCCGGCAAGCAGGTGGAGAAGCCTGACCTTGCCGAGCTTCAGGATGCCGTGGCGCAGGCCGAGGCCGCAATTGCCGGGGCAGCCGAAGGCGAGGAAAAGCGCCTGGCCCTCGATGCGTTGGACGAGGCGAAGGCTGCGCTTGCCAAGGCGCAAGGCTGACAATGGACTGGCGTGCGGCCGAGGCGAAGCTGGAGACGGCGGCCGCCTCGGCTTTCGACAAGGATGAAATCCTCATCCTGCCGCGAAAGGAGGGCGTCAGCGTCAACCAGCCGCGCGTCGAGGACGGCAGCCGGGCGGCGTTCAGTGCTTCCGGAACGTTCGAAACCGGCGTTCCCGCACTTGCAGCTTCGGGCCGCTTTGCGGGAGACCCGTCCAGCAAGGCACTTCCGGTGAGTTTCGAGGCCGTGGTGACAGCGCATGTGGCCTGCTGGCCCCATGTTCCCGGTCGTGGCGACCGCATGACGGTCGGCGGCAAAAGCTACGACATCATGAATGTCGACAGGGACGGGACGCAGCGCGCCGTCTTTTACCTCAACAGCAGCCGGTAAGGGTTCATGTTTTCCGCCGAAGCCCTCCGCCTCGCTGCAATCGAGGTGGTGACGCCCTATGCCGCGTTGCTGGCTGGCACCGGCTTTCCGACGCTCGCCGGCAAGCGGGCCTATGACAGCCGCAGCGTCGCGGTCGGCGACCTCGACGAGGCGCTGGCCTATACGCCGGTCCTGTCATTCTACACCGCATCAAGCCGCATTGCGCAGCGTGGTGACGCCGCTGCATTCGACGACGGCGAATGCGAAGCCGTGCTGGAAATCATCGCAGAACTTGCCGTGGCCGAGAAGGACGAAGAGAACGTTGCCTATGCCGACGCCATGGCGGGCGACGATCCCGAGGCTCGCCTGGTCCTTGCGGCGCTCGTCTCGCAGGTCATCTACCTTTTGACCGAAGCAAACGCGGGCGAGCTGTTCCGCAAGTTCCATCTTGGTATTCGCCGCATCGAGGAGGAGCCGTTTTCGGTGCCGAACCTCGGCCTGCGCTGGCAGCGCACCACGATCCGGCTTACCTGCGGCATTCCGCAGGACCGTTTCGACCGGGTCAATGGTGGTCTGCCGGAACCTGTGAAGGGTTTGGCGGCAGCGCTTCCGGACGGTTCCTATGCGCGCACGAAACTTGCCGCGCTCGCCGCCCATTTCGAGGGGCAGGCATCGACGCCTCTTGCGGGGATAGCCGTCCATACCGCACCGGGTACCGACCCGATCGCCTCGACAGGAGACCTTGATGCCTAAGCGTTATCGCCTTGCCGACCCGAGCTGCATGGTGCCGATGCCGGACCGCGGCGGCCGGCTGTTCACCCAGTCGCCGGACGGCGAAAGCATCGATCCGGAAGATCCTTTCTACATGGCGCTGATTGCCGACCGCGACATTGTCGAGGTGGCAGATGAACCGGCGCCAGCTACCGCCAATCAACCCGCCGCAGAGCCGCGCGGCAAGAGCAAAGGGAAATAGAGATGCCCGTGTTCAACACCATCCCCGGCAACATCGTCGCGCCGATCTTCACCTTCGAGATCAATTCCGGTGGCCAGTTCGAAAACGCGGCGCGTCTTTTGCTGGTCGGCCACAAGATTGCGGCCGGCAGCGCAGCGCTCGACGTGCCCGTCATGTGTTCGTCGACGCTCGAGGCGAGGCAGCTTTTCGGGGCCGGCTCGATGCTGGACGACATGATGCGCCTTGCCCGCCGCAACGCGCCGGCACAGGAAATCTGGTGCCTGCCGGCAACGGAGACCGGCACTGCCGAAGTGCGAACCATCACGGTCAATTCCGTGCCAGCAGCAGGCGGCTTTGGCGTCATCGAGGTTGCCGGCGAGGCGATCGGCATCACAATCGCCGCGGGCGATACGGCTGCGATGGCGGCTGCTGCGCTCAATGCCGCGCTCAATGGCTACTGGAACCCGCTTACCGAAGCGTCCTTGCCATACACGTCGGCCGTTGCCGGAGCGGTGGTGACCTTGAC